TTTATAACGCATAGGATCAAATAGTGCTAATACAACATCAGCATCGTTCTGAGTTGCTGAACTGTCTGCAAAATCCTCTAGCTGAGGTTCTACATCACCATTCTTAATACGCATAGGATTAGCAATGTCACGATTGAACTGAGAGACTACAACTGGTGAATAACCATAGAAGTCCCTGGCGTAACGCAGCTCATCAGACATCTTATCTATAGAAGCTTTCTTTGTAGGGTGATCTTTGGTAATTTTTAACAAACCAATGTGATCAATAACTACAAGAGTTATTTCATTAGGATCATTAGGAATATATTTCTTATTCCACTTATCCACTTCAATAACTTCACCACGTTCCATAGCATAATCTCTAAGTTCCTTTGCTATACCTACAGGATTCTCTGGCCCATCGATGATGGTGATTTTCTCTTTCATCATTTCACCATACTCCTCATACTGTAAGAATAGATCATGCTCATCATGACTCATCTTTTCAGTCCAACCTAGCATCTTGCCTACAGGAATAATAATACCTTGATCTAGAAAGATCTTACGGCTAATCCACTTGGCATACTTGTAGGTTCTACTACGCTCCATTGATCTATAAATGATCTTTAAGTTAATTCCAGAAGTTTGTCCTTCTGGTGATAAAGACCAATCAAATGGATTTAGTACATACGCATCATCGATGAATGAAGTTTTACCAGAACCTGTTAGACCACCTACAAGCGTGTACATAGACTTACGGATACCGATGTATCTATTCAGTCTATCAAACCCCATGGGTATACCACCGTTCTTACCACTCAAGCCATCTTCTACAGCTAATTTTAAATCTTGAAAACTCATATGTCTGTTCCTCCTACAGGTTTAACTGATTGTTTAACTACTTCTCCAGCTCTAATCAATTCAATGAATGGTTCATAACTTCTTTGATTAAGATATGTCAAAGAGTTTTGCATAAACGATAGTTTATTTTTCTTCTCTTTGTACGATGCTTCTTTCTTCAAGTGTACATCATGTTTCATTGCATCTATCAATTCTTGTGCTGTGTATTCTTTCTCTGATAATATAACATTAAACCTAACTCTGCAATCCTCTTTAGCAGAACGTAGGGAGCGGCTTCCCTGAAACTTCTTTCCAAGATATTCAAAGGAATCTGTTCCAGGATAAGCATCCCACCAGTCATCAAACTCTTGTGCTGATATCTTAGGCTTCACGAACTTCTGTCGTGTCTTAGCTTTCAGATATTCAAGCAGCTTGGTCCCTGTTTCTGTTATCTTATACTCTGATGTAATCAATCCTTTTCTATGGATTGACTGACACAAAATTTGTAATTTAGGATTATCATCAGATATTAGTTTAACATCATACTGCTCGTGAATCATCATCAATAGAAACACCATGTCCATCGTGTATCCTTTCGCTATGGTGTCTTCGAACTGTTCTATGCTTATGTCTATCTTCATCTTTAAAAACTTTATCTTGATCAATAACTTCAACTCTTGGTAGATGCTCATCTAGCATCTGATCAGCCAACAAATATACGAAATCTTTGGCTGCTGCGTGTTCGTAATCTTCCATATTATTCCCTTTCATATTGTTTATAATCATCATGTAATCTTCTACCTGCGTTATCCCAGAAGTGTTCACATTCTTCCTCTTTACGAGGAGATTCTGCAAACATACTTTGATATAACCAATCAGTAGGAGCTGTAAATCTGTAGCAGCTAAACCTTCTGCTACATTCTTGATCTGTGCACATTGCGATATCCGCCATTGTTGTGTGTTTAAAATGTGAATAAATAAAGAACTTTTATCAAGTTCTTGGTAAAATGCAATTCTTATTAGCATAATACAACTTCATACTGTATCTTTGTATAAAATAATTATACTTCTATGATACATTTACTACTCGCTGTTATGTTAATTTGCTCTTCATTAGGAGCTACACTCTCTAAATACTCAAAGTCTACAATTGTTCGTTCTGAACGAAGACATATGAAACCTTTGGTACTTGATAAGGAAGTGTAAAAGAAAAGCCCCAGATCTCTCTGAGGCTTTTTTTTATATCCTTTTACATATAATATATTATACATCAACCCCTTTTATATGCAATAGCATATGATAGTGTTAAATATATTTTACAAAATACGTACAATTTGTAAACTGTGGTTTACATTACAGGGTGTGCATTACTAATATATACTTTGTGAAAACCAAAGAACATACCACCAAATACAAACTGACTTAATAGTGTATTACCAAGGAATGGTAACGCTGCTGTATAGCATTCTATAAATCCTTTTGCATCATGTGTGTACATAGTTCCTGACCACACTAATACATTAGATAAAACAAAGAAAATCAAACTACTAGCGATGTTTAATGTAAATGCACTTTCTGATTTGAATTGTCCCATAACAGAGATGATTAGAAACAAAATAACATTTGCATCTATTCCCCAAGAGAACCCATCATAATACTGAGAGTACAATACATTATTTATCACTATGTTTGATAGCACTACGCCAATAGCTGTAGCAATCCATCCTTTCCAGAAGTGATGGTAGCCAGCATATAGAGCTAATGCACCTAGTGGTGAGAAGTTAGCCCAAGCTGGTCCAGCTGTGATAATAAATCTACTTGCAATTGCTACAACTACAACTAGCACTAGCATCCAGTTTTTCATTAGTAGTATCCAACAAAAAACTTATGTACTTTTTGCCAGAATGTAGGTTTAGGTTTACGTTTTAGATGAACCAACTCTTCTAGATGAGGACCAGGACATACGTCATTTTCTACTACTTCTACAGGATCATAAATACGTAATCCTAAACTTACCTCAAAGGTTGCCATAATCATCTCTCCTCTTGATTTATTAACCTTGAAGGTTTTTCTAATCAATGGTAGAGCTTTCTTACGCCATTCTTCTGTTTGTTCTGTAGTTAAACTATAAATACGCCAGAACTCTGGTGTATTCATAGCATCCTCATACGTGAGACCTATCATTTCCATTTGCATAGTAACCAACTTCCTGTTGATTGCTTCTCTTTGTTTATCTGTTCCTGCCATATTAAAATAACGATAATTGATTTGGATCTACAAAGATAGGCTTTCTTCCTTGAAGTAGAATCTTATCTACCATTTTTTGTGCACGCTCTATATAATATTCTCTATTGATGTTATCCATAGGATGATCTTTAGATAGTTTATTACATACAGTCATCACCCAATCACCAGCCTCCACTTGTGATATTGGTGGTGCACCAGATGTAGAATCGGCATTCTTTACTTTTAAGAGTTTTTCTCCTGTGTTTGAGACATAGAATCTAATAAGCTTATTGTAGATTGTAGTTCCTGCTTCAGATTTGCCCTCAAAGTGAAAGTCTCGGTTAGCTCTTTGACGCATAGCAAAATCATAGATATTTCCATGAGTATTAATGGTATCAGCAACGGGCGTAGCATTAATGAAGTATCTTTCAAGAGCAATAGGGACAATCCTAGCAGACTTGTTTTTATGCAACTCAAAATCAGTGAGAAAATCTCCCTTCTTCTTGACTTGATCATCAGTTTTAATTGCAATGTAATCATTAACTGTTGAGAATATAATCTTGCTATAGTCCGTTCGTTCGAGCTCATACTGTGTTAGTTGTGACCACCATGCATTAATCTCATGCATCTTTGGTATGTCTGTTTTCTTAATTCGAATAGTTACACCATCTGTATTAGCAGAGATAGCATGTATGCCTGCTAGTTCATATGCTTCAATAAGCATCATCAAAGATAATTCACCAGTTATAGTAGTGAACATAGTAAGCTGTCTGTCATAGATCCAGTTCTGCATGTCAGAACTTTTACCATAGACAGAGTTTACAGCTAACTTCAGTGCTCCTACAATACCAGCTATCTTCTTGTCTTTCTTAGCCAACGGTTTAAGTTCCAAACGTTTATTAAACATTTGTTTATAACCCTCAAGAAACTCTTTACCAAGGTGAGCGGGATAGCGACCATTATTGATAATAATAGCAGGATAGTAACTGCTAACATCCCAATCAATGATTTCGTATTCTTCATTAGCTTCAAATATTTCTGGTTTATTCTCTGTATGTAAACCACCTTTCATAAAAGAGTATGTATTACCATAGAAATCTATATGTTCTTTAAAATCATCTTGCAGCCCAAGCGTTGTAGCTTTCATCTTCTTCAAGAATGTCTGTAGCTGTGTAGTTTTAAATGTAACATATGGTGCAATACAATTCTTCACCTTGATTTGTTTTCTAAAGAAACCTTTTCGTGGTAGTTCTGAGTATTGTATCTTTTTCTCTTGGCAATAATACTTCTTAATCATCTCATCACCAATCTTTGAATCAGAATAGTTTAGACACGGTATACCAAATTCTTCTTGGATATCTTGTCGCAATTCTATCTGATTATTGCCCTTGTATAATGGATGATCACATTGACCTGTAGTTATCTTATAGAATTCATAAGTAGCAAACACGTCATTCTTGCAATAGTCACGAGTGATGTTGATTTCTTCCTGTGTCATATCCACCTTTGTGTGGTGAATAGGCATCTCTTCAATGTTCTCAAGATCCATCTCAAACTCTAGTCTCTTCAAGGAAACCATACGATTCTTATTATCGTAGTGATTCACCTTGAAAAGATCTATTTGTTTGAATGATAAATCTTGTTCTCTGAATTCAGGAAACACCTCAAAGTTTGCATCATGGATCACATCAGCAGCCTTCTGGGCAATCATAGCAGTAATCTCTAGATTGTCCTTGTGGTGCCAGTTATCGTAGTTACGTAAGATCCATTCTACAACTTGAGCATCAAATCGTAAGTTATTGTAGCCAACGAAATAAAAATCTTTATGATCTTCAATGAATTTAACCATTGCATCAAGATTATTATGCCATTTGCTCACCATAAACTCGTGACATTCCTTTGTTTCAGGTTCGCAGACATTCATCAGGAAGAACTCCTGCATAGTCTCGATGTCATAGATTAGAACTTGCATTACTTGTAGTGTTCGTTATAGAATTGTCTCACTGCATTTCCTAATTCCATATCATTAGGGAACAAGTGCACATATTCCTTTGGAATACTGATGTGTTCAATAGGTGTAGAACCTTTCTTGTAGCAATTACTACACATCTGACCAATTCCATCAACATAATTGTAACGATAGTCAACATGTGTTGACACGTCATAGGGAGTTTCTACTCCACACATGACACATTTTTCTTTATTCTCCATGTTTGTATTTGATTGGTATAGGTAGACGAAGCTTTGTTGAGCCTGCCTTGATTAATCTATCTCTACGGGACTTTCCATCGTAGCGTAATGTAAAGTATTTACCTACTCTTAGCTTTGCACTTAGAGTGTTATTGCAAGACTCACAGTGATATGACATTGAATAGTGTGGATCACGCCTAATCCATTCTTTCATTATTTCATCAGGATTATTTGTAAAGCCACACCACTCGCAATCTACTATGTGATATGGTTTATGTGCTCTTCCCATGTCTTATTCTTGGTGAGCAGCATTGTCTATTACTAAACCTACAACATCTTGCATTCTTGTAGAAAAGAATATGGGTTTCCCCAACTGGATATCGCGTTCTCCGTTCCAGTAATCAGCATACCTATCTCTATGGATAGCATACCACAAATCCTCGTGGTGATTGTAATGAAATACAAAGTTATATAGTTCCATCGTCTTGTTGTTTATCTTCTCCAAATAAATCATCACCCTTATAATCAGGATGATGTGTGCTCATGTAGTCTATACCTATAACCCATCTCCAGGCCAATAGCCCAGAGATGAGAAGAATAATGATTCCTAGTACCATAATTCTAGTGCGGTTTTAGGTTTGTTAGTTTTAATAGAGCGTAAGCCCCATTTCTCTAAGTATCGTTCTTTATCACGAAGATACTCCTTTTTCAGCTCTTTGTCAATATGCTCAAAGGCTGTTTGTACAGTGATTTTATTTTCTTTCATGACTTCTAATATAGATTTTAACTCTGTGCCAAAATAAAAAACTAGCAGGATCATGTGCTTCATCATGCTGATCCTGTGCAAGTTGAGCTGCATCATACGCAAGCTCAAAGAAGGTATTCATAAGCTCCTCAGCTTTTTCTACTTCTGTCATTTTAATATAAGTTTTCGGGATCTAAATCTTCCATTACTTTATTCCAATCAATCCAATGTGGTTCTACCATTTGTTGCACTGGTTCACCACAATATGAAATCATCTTTGAATCTATAATCTCAGATGATTCGCTGCCAGGATAACCTGAGCCATCCTCATAATACATAACCGCTTCTTCACGAGAGTGCTTCCACGTTACTTCTAACTCGCACCACAAATCATCGTTCTCTGGATGATAGCAGGTGACATAACTTGTTCCTTTTGTTGTAGACATTTCTATTTGATTTAATAGCACTACGAGATCTCTCCCGTAGTGCTAATGAATTAATCTATAATTTTAGAAATAAAACTCTGTTCTAATGTATCTTCTACATTCTTACGAGCACGAGATAGTGCTACATCTAGCTCTACCTTTGTGAATAAGAATTCATGAACTCCTGTATCACCTTTCAGTAATGTAGAATAATATGTATCAGATGAGTTTCTTTTTTTATTCTGGTTGATC